ATCACTACGGCATTCGTCAGTCAGTTTTCTTCTAACGTTCAGATGCTGTCACAGCAAATGGGTTCACTACTGCGCACAGCGGTAGACGTAGAAACTGTCAACGGCGAAAAAGCCTTTTTTGACCAAGTAGGATCAGCGGCTGCTGTTCTACGCACGTCACGTCACGCGGATACACCGCTAATCGAAACACCTCATTCACGTCGTATGGTGACGATGGCTGATTATGAATATGCTGACTTGATCGACGATCAAGACAAAGTACGCATGTTGATTGATCCGACATCAACATACAGCCGCGCTGCTGCTGCTGCTATGGGCCGCGCAATGGATGACGTGATTATCTCTGCTGCTCTTGGCAGTGCTAAGACAGGCAAAGATGGTGGCACAACAACAGCATTCGACACAGCAAACCAGCAAATCGGTGTAGGTTCACCAGCGGCTGGCTTGACATTGGCGAAGTTGCTAGAAGCGAAAGAAATTCTAGACAGCAATGATGTTGATCCATCAATCCCACGTTACATCGTTGTATCACCAAAGCAGATCTCTGATCTGTTGGGCGACACAACAGTAACATCATCCGACTACAACACTGTGAAGGCTTTGGCGCAAGGCGAGCTAAATCAGTTTGTTGGGTTTAACTTTATCACGTCAAACCGTCTAGGCGTTGATGGCTCAAGCTATCGTCGCGTAATTGCATTCGCAATGGACGGCATCAAGCTAGCGATCGGCAAAGAGCCAACAGCTCGCATTGATGAGCGTGCCGACAAGTCATACGCGACACAAGTCTACTATTGCCAATCTGTGGGTGCTACACGCATGGAAGAAGCAAAAGTGGTCGAAGTGTTGTGTTCTGAAGCATAAGGAGTTTGAACAATGGCTACAGTTTATTCAGCACAACGTACAAACTCACTGGCAGACCCAGCGGTTATGAACAAAGCCAACGAGATGGGCGGTCGTATCCGCGTAGCTCACGGCACATATGAAGCATCTTCTTTGGCTGACGCCAGCACAATTGAGATGTTTGTTCTACCAGACGGCGCACGTTTGCTAGAAGGTTCATTGGCACATGACGCGTTGGGCGCAGGCACAACATTGTCAGTTGGCTATGCCGCGCATACTAGCTCTGCTGGTGCTGCGGTTGCAGCTTCTGCTGCTGCTTACAAGGCTGCTGCTGCTTCGACATCTGCTCAAAAGGTAGACATCTTGGCAACATTGGCTTTGGGTTCTGGCACAGAGACAGACACCAATGAAGATGGCGTTGCGATCACTGTGACAAACGCAAACACTGCGACTGGCACAATTGAGCTAACCATCAAATATGTGGTTGACTAAATAAGTCGGGGCGGTACGCCGCCCCTTCTTTTTCTAGGAGAGCGAAATGACGAGCCAGGTTGATATTGCGAACTACGCACTGAACAAGATTGGTGGGTCAAACATCACCAGCTTTACGGAAGACAGTAAGGCAGCACGCATTGTCAATCAGCGCTATACTGCTGCGCGTGATGCAGTGTTTCGCGCTCATCCTTGGAACTGCTTGATCCGCAGAGCGGAGCTGGCACAAAGCACAACAACTCCAACATTTGGCTACAGCTATCAGTACGCACTGCCGACTGATCCTTACTGCCTGCGCGTTCTGGAGTTTAGCAACGGATCTTTATCGTATCCTTATGACAACATGGTTTCCGCGACAGGCGAGCCAGTGTTTGTTATTGAGGGCAGAAACCTTCTAACGAATGAAGGCACGGCAAAGATTAAGTATGTGGCAAAGATCACAGACGCTGCACAATATGATGCTAACCTGATTGAAACAGTTGCTGCGCGATTGGCACATGAGATTGCCTATGCGATCTCTGGGTCAACGACACTGGTTCAGTTGATGGAAGCACAATATCAAACGCAACTAAAAGAGGCTCGGTTTGTTGACGCAACAGAAGGTGCGCCAAATCATATCGAGGCGAGTGACTTTATTGAAGCGAGGTTCTGATGGCGCGATCAGCACCAGCATACAGCTCATTCACCGCTGGTGAGATTGGGCCAAAGTTCGAAGGTCGCACGAATATTGAGAAATATCGTGAGGGCTTGGCTGACTTAACAAACATGATTGTGATGCCGAGCGGTGGCGTAACACGACGCCCAGGCACAGAGTTTCTGGATGAAGTCAAAGACAGCGCGGTAAAGACGCGCTTGATACCGTTTCAGTTCAAGGCGACTGACACTTACATTCTAGAGTTTGGCGATCAAGTGTTTCGGATTTATCGCAACGGTGCGCTGGTTACGAGCGGCGGATCTCCTGTTGAGGTTGTTACGCCATACGCGGCTGCTGACATCTTTGATCTGCGATTTGTCCAGTCTGCCGATACGATGTATTTTACGCATCCAAGCTATGATGTTCGCAAGCTAACGCGGACAGATCACGATGCTTGGACGTTCTCAATCCCGATCTTTCAGGGTGGATTAAACCCAGCAAAGTACATTGAGAACATTACGCAGGCAAATCCTGGCGTCGTTACAGTTACTGCTCACGGATATAGTGACGGCGATGAGATTGCACTGTCTAGCATCCAAGGGATGACAGAAGTGTCTGCGTCTAATTTCCGCGTAGCCAACGCAACAACAGACACGTTTACGCTTGTCGATGAGGCTGGAGCTGATGTTGACACAACGAGCTTTACAGCGTTTGAAGATGGCGGCGGCGAAGAGATTGCGTTCACTGGCGCAGGATCAACGCAGGCAAACCCATGCCTTGTCAACATGACAAACCATCCGTTCTTTGATGATGATATTATATACATCAAAGATGTTGTCGGTATGACAGAGCTAAACGATAAGTATTACATAGTTGCCTCTGCCACTACAAACACATTCACTTTAAAAGATATGTCGGGCACTGCTGTGGATAGTACAGGTTACACTGCCTATACGTCAGGCGGCACAGCAGAGTTGGCCTTGTCTAAGGTGCAGAGCATACAGCCTGTTGGCACAGAGATGAGCGGCACAGACAACCGTCCAAGCGTTGTGTCATTCTTTGAGCAGCGTTTGGTGTTTGCAAACACAAACAACAATCCGCAGACGATCTTCTTTAGCAAGAACGCTGACTACCAAAATTTTGAGACAGGCACGGCTGATGATGATGCTTTGATCTATACGATTGCATCAAACCAGGTGAACGCAATTCGTTACCTGTCTGCCACGCGGATCTTAACGATTGGGACATCTGGCGGTGAGTATGTGCTAACATCTGCCAATGATGGGCCGATTACGCCGACATCAACACTTATACGCAAGTATTCCAACTATGGATCAAGTAATGTTGAGCCAGTTCAGGTTGCCGACGTTACGCTATTCTTGCAGCGCGGCGGACGAAAGGTGCGTGAGTTTAAGTATGTCGGTGAATTGAACCTCGAGGCGTATGCAGCACCAGACATGACCATCCTTGCAGAGCATTTGACAGAAGGCGGCTTGACTGGATTTGCATATCAGCAAGAGCCAGACAGCATTATCTGGGCGATCCGCACAGATGGCACGCTGCTTGGCCTGTCATACCGCAGAGAAGAAAACATTGTTGCGTGGCACAAGCATGTGATCGGCGGTACGTTTGATGGCGGGCAGGCTGTTGTGGAAAGCATTGCAGTTTTGCCGACAGACACAGGCGAAGACGAGCTGTATATGGCTGTTAAGCGTACTATTAATGGTGCTACTAAAAGATATGTTGAGCGTATGAAAACGTTTAACTTTGGCACTGACACGACATCAGCGTTCTTTGTTGACAGCGGTTTGACGTACAGCGGGACTGCTGTGAACACGCTAGCAGGCTTGTCTCACTTAGAAGGTGAGGAAGTGACTGTGCTGGCAAATGGCGCTGCGCACCCTGTTCGCACAGTATCTAGTGGTCAAATAAGCATGGCTTATGATACAACTAGTGCAGCGGTAGGTTATAGTTATACGAGTTCAATGCAAACAATGCGCATAGATACAGGCTCATCAGACGGAACAGCACAAGGCAAACCAAAGCGCGTGCATGGTTTGACTGTCCGTTTCTATGAGACTGTTGGCGCTGAGATCGGCAATGACGCTGGTGAAACAGATCGCATACCGTTCCGCAGCTCGGCAAACCCAATGGATCAGGGCGTGCCATTGTTTAGCGGCGATAAAAAGATTGAGTTTCCTGGCGGCTTCTTTGATGATGATCGTATCTATGTGCGACAAGACCAAGCGTTGCCTATGACGGTTCTAGCGTTGTTCCCACGTTTGAACACGTTTGATATATGAGGTTAGATAGATGAGTATATTCCAAGTTCTAACTTT